AGTTCACTAATGCTGTGGCTGGCGGTGTTTGTTGGCGAGCCGCTGACGAGATTGAACGCCTACGGGCAGAACTTGAGGCCTATAGAGAACGAAACGCTTGGGTTGAACGCCATGACTGATGACATTGTGACCCGACTACGGGATATCGCCACCCTCCGTGGCCCCATGTCGGGGAACATTATTCCAATGGCATGCCTTGAGGCAGCTAATGAAATTGAACGCCTGCGTCAATCTGGCGACTCCCTAGAGGACTCAATTCGCAGTGGCAAGGATCTAGACAATGCTCTTGACAAATGGTCGGAATCTAGGGGAAGATAGAATATGAAGGGGGATTGGCGGAACGGGCAGACGCAGGGGACTTAAAATCCCCCGGTAGAAATACCGTGAGGGTTCAAGTCCCTCATTCCCCACACAACCGAATGTGGCGCAGTTTGGTAGCGCACCTGGTTTGGGACCAGGGGGTCGCAGGTTCAAATCCTGCCATTCGGACAGGCATTGGTATGGTGTAAAGAGCAACGCCACCGTGGTGGTGGAGGGGTGGGGGCGGTACCCGCTACCATTGCGTAGTCCAATCAAATAGAAAGAAAATATAGTGAAAAAAATCATTGTGGCAGCATCTTTAGCACTACTAATCACAGCCTGTGGTTCAAGAACTGTAGTTATAGAGAGAGAAGCAACTACGACTCAGCCAGAGGTGACGAACCCTGCCCCGGAAACAACGAGTGCTCCAGTTGAAACAACAACAGCAATGTCTGCAGAAGATAAATTTATTGCTGGCGTAATGGCCGACCATTCATGGGTGGTCAACAAGCTGGGCAAGGTTGATCTCCTAAAGCTTGGCTACCTGGTGTGCGATGCAATTGATGAGGGAACCTCATTTGAGGACTTCGTAACAATGATGTACAACACTGGCGTCGACGGCGGAGTGATGGGTTCCCTGCTGCGTGAGGCAGTCTGGAATTTCTGCCCTAACAATCAGTGGTTTCTTGATTCCGCTATTGACGAATTGAGTCGCGGGTAGCAATCCTCAAGTATATGGAAATACTTGAAATACCGATTATTCGGCAGAGTATTTATAAAACATTTCTTGATGAAATTAACCATGATCAAGTTGCGTCTGACTTGAGGCTTTACAGCGTTCCAATTAAACAAGAATGTCCAGAGCACAGATGGGTAAGTCGTGGATTTGTTCAGTATGAAGATCTTGTTGTTCCAGTAACACCAGAAATAGTAAGACTTGAAAAAGTAATACTTTCTGCACTTGAGAAGATGACCGGAAATGAATATGAAATACATGACATGTGGTCTGTTGACTTGATAAAAAACCAGAGTGTCATAGCCCATAGTCATCACTCAAATCTTCATTCACACCCAGAAGAGTATTATTCAATTGCCTACTATCCGGAAGTTCCGGATGGATCAGCTGAATTGATATTCTCTACCCAGTGGTGCGGGGTGATGCAGGGAAATTTTGCTGTTAAGCCTGAAGTTGGAATGCTTGTGATATTCAATTCCTACATAACACATATGACCGCACGACATAACGTAGATCAACCACGGAGGGTAGTAAGCATGAACCTTGGTCCAAAGTTTCCCAATAAAACTCCGAACGCCGATTGGTCGGTTTACTGGGACAGGCCAATCATTGAGAATCCATTTACCCCAGTTAAATAGGCGTATGCAATGAATGAGATAATACTTATACAGCAATCAGTTTTTGAATATTTTGTTACTGATGTTGATAATGAAAAGTTGATAAACGAACTGCAAACTTTTTACATATCTAGAATCGGCCTGGAAAATCAAAAGTTATATGGATTTCCGGAGGCTGGCGAGCAAACAAAAAAATTAAAAACGGAAATTGATTCTAATATTTCATCAATTTTAGGAAAAGAGGCTTTTTGCAGGGGTTGCTGGATGATGGCGATGAATAAACAGAGCACGCCGATACCACAACATTCACACAAAACGAACAAACAATTGAATCCAGCCGAATATTACTCATTTGCCTACTATGCTAGAGCCGACGATGGTGCTGCTCCACTGAATTTTGTTGCGAACTACTGCAACGGTATGACAAGCAGAATCTCAATACCAGCAGAAACTGGGAAACTATTAATATTTAACTCATATCTAGAACACTATACAGATTTAAACTATTCAGAGAGAGACAGAGTCTGCATTAGTGGCAATTACTGGCCAGCGGAACCAGATAAAAGTCTAAGATCAGACTGGAATCAATTTAGATCTCACATAAAATCAGAAGAACGACAGAGTATTTTTTCTAAGTAGCCCGCCCAATTAGCTCAGTGGCAGAGCACTCGCCTTGTAAGCGAGCGGTCCTCGGTTCAATCCCGAGATTGGGCTCCATATGAAATTTATAGTTTTGTCATACCCAAGAACTGGCTCTACAGTTATTCAAAGGCTTATAAATACAGATACTAATGCAATTTGTGTTGGGGAAAAGCCAATGGCAATCAACCATCTCTATGACTTTTATCAAAGCATAGAAGATTCAAGGTTTGATATTCCGCGACTCTTCCCAGATATTCCTCTCGATGACGATAGGAATCCCGTTTACAACGTTGACAAGGTCGATTTTTCATTACTTAGGAATATGATACGTGAAACGTTTGAAGATGTCGTCCTCTCTCCTGGAGATAAGATCCACATAGGGTGGAAAGAAAATTTTATTTCACCATACGCAGATGGCAATGTTGCCGATAAGCAAATCATGTTTATTAGGAGCCTTTTCCCGGATATAAAGTTCCTACTAAATATAAGAGACCCAGAAGAAACATCAAAATCACCAATATGGAGAATTAGGGAGGGGGCTACAGAGGAGATATCAGAAAGGCGTCAATGGATGCTCGATAGGGCAAAGTCTGGTCTTTTTGGTTCTGGGTCAATGGTATTGGACTACGATAAATGGTCAAAGAATGGTGAAATAATTATTGGCCAATTGTGGGATTTTGGGTTTAGGGTTGATTATCAGAAATGTAAAGATATTCTCTCTGAGCGGCTTACTCATTTAAGCTAAAACAAAGCCTTCGTAGCTCAATGGATAGAGCACCGGACTTCTAATCCGTAGGTTGTAGGTTCGAGTCCTACCGAAGGCGCTTATGATTAAAGTTAATTTGTTTGATAAGGAACTATACAAAGATCCATATCTAATGTTTAAAAACTGGAGAGAAGAATCTCCGGTAGTTTTTGATGAAGAAAGAAATACATACGCCCTAACCAGGTATGAAGATATTTCTTTTGCATTTAAGTCACCTGAATTATTTACTAGCGCCAAGGGCGCAAGGGCAAATGGAATTCCTCAGCCTTTCATGATTGATGCAGACGACCCATCGCACCGCCAGCAAAGAAGAGTAGTTGAAAGATCGTTTACTCCTGGGCAGATGGCCTACTACAGCAATCAGATTGAAGGAATCGCTAAGAAACTTTTACTCGCCGGATGTGAGGATGGAGGGTTTGACTTAGTTGAATATGTCCTCCATCCGCTGCCAGTTATTTCAATTGGAAAAATACTTGGAGTTCCAGACGAAGACTATTACTTGCTCCAAAAGTGGGGGCAGGCGATGGTTGAGGGGGCAGATGGGTGGGAAAATGTTACTGACGAAGTTATTTCTGCAGTGATTGAGTGGTACGAATACTTTGACAATCTGGCTAGATTTAAGAGAAACAATCCAGATGGTGGACTTGTATCGCAACTATTATCTGCACATTATGATTATGATGAAATTACGTATAACGAGGCTGGTGGGAATGCTCTAGCCTTGTTGGTTGGTGGTAACGAAACAGCTCGTTACCTGCTGTCAAACTCTATGTATGAGTTACTCAGAAATAGGGGAAATTTCGAGATGCTAAAGAATGATAAGTCCCTTATTGACTCAGCGGTAGAGGAATGCATCAGATATTGCGTTCCCGTAATTAGCTCAGTGCGCCACGCAACAGAGGATGTAAAGATTTCTGGCGAAGTAATAAAAAAAGACTCTCAAGTAATGCTCATAATTCCTTCTGCTAATAGAGATGAAGGTATTTTCAATAATCCTGAAAAGTTTGATATTTTAAGATCCCCTAATAAACATATTGCATTCGGTTTTGGAATCCACTATTGCCTCGGTGCCTCCTTAGCGAGAATGCAGCTTAAGGTTGCTATCCAGCAGACAATTGATGTATGTAAAAATATACAAATTGCTGATAACTTCTCTCCAGATATTAAATACAGCACATTTCTCAGGGGAATAAAGAATTTGGAGGTTATAGTTTAATTATGTACAAATACGCTCGAGGAAGAATAATAACTCTTAGGTGCTGTCGCGACTGGCCATGCCACGAAAATTATGCCTACGGCCATGCTGGCAGGTGTAGGTTATGCATGCAAATACCAGAAGTAATTGACGAGGAATACGTTATTCCCACATCTCGTAATTATAAGGCTTCCCCAACAGGCCTCTGAGACTCCACGCTTTTATCGCTAGAGCGACAAATGTTAGTGGCCATACGATAAGGAAAAGAGTAGTTTTTTTCATTATCTGACCAGTAATTCTCCCTATCGTCTGGGTCATAATATTTTTCATATTCTTCGCCAGACATACTCAACTCACTTGTGTTTAAATTCTTCCCAGGTCTTGTCTCCAACCCCAAAATATTCCCTTGCATACCCAGACTCGATTATGTCTTTATTTAGGCATGCAGTCTGTGGGTTCTGAACTTCCTCAGATGAGTAAATCCTCGCAAGAATGCGACCGTATTTGTCGTTCTTATCTGGGATTGTATTCACATAAACCCATTTATGGTTAGTAAGCCAATCTTCAGTAAATTTCTTAGCTTTCAGTCCCATTTCTTTTTCTGCAAGATCTTTAGTTCTTGATTCTGGTGTATTCACGCCATAGAGTCTTACTCTTATTTTATGGTGGATATTAAAACCAAGGTCAATCATGAGATCAATTGTGTCACCATCTAGAACCTTTAAAACGGTTGCCCCATACCAGAATCTCTCGCTCATTTAAACGAAAGTCATTCCTGGTGCCGACAATGGAACTGACCCAATAGGCTTTTCTCCACGTATTGTCACGCGGTTAATTAGGCGCTCTGATCTTCCTATGTCTCCAACAACTGCGTGCTGCGTGACCCTATTATCGGCAAGTGCTATATCGCCCTGAGTCCATCTGTGACGCACTGTAAACTCATATCTAGTACACCAATCAAATAAGAACTTTAGTATTGCGTCACTTTCTGGTTTGCTGAAGTCAACAATTCTCCTAGTAAATCCCTGATGTACGAATAAAGCCTCTTCGCCTGTTTCTGGATGGATTATCACTACTGGGTGTTTTGCTTTTAATACTGCTGGGCCACCAGTCTGGATTATTTTGGTTACGTCTGCACCAAGTTCTTCGCGTGTTTTACTCGGTGGCTTAGCTCCAGTCATAAAGCATCCAACCGTGTCAACATTTGCCTGGCCAGTAACAACCATTTGAACTTCTGTTCCGTCATGTATTGCTGTACATCCACGAAGGGCATCCTTCATTGGCTTACTCAATGCCTTGAAAGCTCCAACCATATCTGACCACATTGTGTCGCCGCCAGCATATGGAACTTTCACTCCGTTCAAGACAGATATTGATGGTGGAACATCCATGAAAGTAACGTCGGTATGCCAAGAAACCCCACGCTCTTGGTATTTGACGTCATCCCCATCCTCGTAACGTGGGTATTGAACCCCTGGAAGCGTATAGTCAATTTCGAATATATTTGGATGATCTGTTTTCCCTGGAAGGAATGGATGAGCCGTTGTAACCTCACCAAATAAGGAACCGAATTCCTGATGTTCCAGAGGAGTGAGGTTTTGTTGTCTGAAAAAAACAACACGATGCCTAAGCATTAAATTTCTAATTGTCTGTATTGTGTCAGTATCTGATGGCTTTATTGACCTAAGAGATATTCCTTCTATTTCCGCCCCAAGTCTCCCGGCTACTGGCTTAACAACTAGGCCATTTTCAATATACTCAGAATGATGATTTTTTTGCATTTGTTGCATGCCGTTACTCTACTACTTCTTCTTCTTTTTCTGGGAAGCTTCATATCTATCTAGCAATCTGCGGCCTTTTGCTGCAAGCTTTGCTGCGGCTGCCATGTCCTGTGGTACAGGCTCGCCCCATGCAGCTGCTGAAAGTGCAAGTCTCGTCGGTCTTCCTTTTTCATCTTTCATTGGGCCAGATGGGTTAGTGAAAAATCTAGTTAGGAACGAACCCTTGCGACGCATTTTTTCTGGCGTATCAGCCGGGCCCTTTACGCCTGGTTTCAGATTTGAACCCTGCGTTCTCTTGAAGTATGCCCTACCAGCTGCGGTTAGGCCACCCTTTGGATTTTTCAGTCTGGCCTTTGCTGCTTTTACATCAATGTCCCTAAATCCAGACTTAAATATTGGTGTAGATGAGTAGTACTCGTCATACAGTGGCAATTCTTTTGATTCAATTTCAGAGCTTTTTTTGGTTGATGTTATTGGTCCACCAGTAACCCATGCTCTACACGTTCTTTTCGATGCACACTTGAAGTCGAATGCTTCACAATATCCAAGTTCGCCAGCAGCGTCTATTGAGCTCCATTCATCGTTATCTTTTGGATCTAATCCAGACTTAATACATGATTTCATCTCTGGAGTTACAATAAACATTGCGCAATTTCCGCACAATTGTTTCTTAGCATCCGAAGAAGTTACATCCCACTCTTTGGCTATTTTGCCCCAATACTCTTCATTTGGTTCGCCTGGGTTAAGCGGGCCATACATGGCCTTGCTTATTGCATTACCTCTGTTCTTCAGGTTCATCGCAATATCTTTTGTTGCCTGTGGGCACTTCTGATCGGCTTTAACCTGCATAGATATTTGAGCAGCGATCAACTCAAGTTCTTGAATTTCAATATCTATATTTTCCATGTCATTATTCTCCCACAAAAGAAGAACCCCCGGTGCTAATAGCACCGGGGGTTTACTTCTTAGCTGATAGTGATTATCAGGCTGGTTCTGAGTCGAATGTTACTTCGACGAACGCCTCTGGGCGCTTGACGGCGAGGGCCAGTCTCTGCTCCGCGAGGATGACGATGGCATTGCGGATGAAGAAGTCCGAATGCTGCTCGCTGATGCGGATTGAGGCTTGCTCACGGTCGTACAGCTGAGCGCCGGTGCCGAACGCACCAACGAGAGCCGTACCCTCGGTCATTGCCGGTGTGTCGACGATTGGCATTCTCCAAACGCGCGGCTCGCCACCCATTGCGATTGAAACAGCAACGAGGTACTGGCCATTGGCGTCCTTTGTCAGCTCGATGTCTTCCCAGTCGTTCGGGTGAAGAACGATGCCGGTCGGCTCGTAGTAGGCAAGGAACGACAGCGTCGCAGCGCGGCGCAGAGCGTCAGCCTTCGTGTCAGCAACCGGTGATGTTGCACCATCTGACCAGTTGTAGGTCTGAATGCCTGGCGTCTGAAGGACGCCGAGCAGGTTCTCGCCAGTGCCATCGCCGTTGAGGATTTGGTTGTCCTCTAGGAGGCGGAGACCGTACATGAGCTCGTTGTCGATGATCGAGCGAAGTTGCGGCTCGTCAGCGAGAACGTTGCGGTGTGCGGCTTCCCAGTGGGCCAGTGTGCGAACAGCGGCCTGCTCACCAACGAACTGGAATGACGACTGCGGCTTGAGACCGAAGGCGTTACCCGAGCGCTCAGCAACGGCTGAAGCGGCGTTGTTTGTTGAGTACGACGAAGCTGAGACGCCAGGAGCAGCGATGCTCGTGAAGCCGACTTGACGGAAGTACTCGATGACAGCAGCTGTCGTGGTGCGTGTTGGGAACAGGTCGCGAACGCGCTTTGTGCGAGTTGGCGGCGTAACGATTGGGTCACGCTGGATGGTGCCGAACGAGGCAGGCGTACCTGAAGGAAGTGCTGAGTAAACGTCCTTGACGTTATAGCCAGTTAGCGAAACAGCTGCTTGCCACGGGGCAACCATGTTTGCGCCATTACGGCCATTTGCAAGTGACTTGAACTCTGGCGACTCAAGGAACATCTCGCCAATTGACTTGATCTCACGTGACGAGAGGTGCTTGACCTCATTCGCAGCAGCTGCGTATGTTGACGCAACTGAAGCCTGTGGCTCTGATGCCCAGGTGTCTACTTCGCCCATGGTCTCAAGGCCAGCGATGAGGCTCTTGATCTCCTTGATGTCCTGCATGTTCTTATCGAACGCAGTCTTTTGTTCGGTTGAAACGACAACGGTGCCGTCCTCAACCTTGAACGAGTCAGCGATGGTCTTATTGTCTGCCATCTTCTGACGAAGAGCTGATTGGAGCTCTTCTATTCTTGCCTTGTCTTGCGACATTTTTTGCTCCTCTTTTGAGAATTGAAGGGTTGGATGGATATTTATTTAGTGTGGCTTAGGTAAGCACCCAGCCCTGCTTATACCAAATTAACAGAGATTTATATTCTTTAGTGTAACTACTTAATTAGCGTAATAAAATATGTAAATTGATATCAGGAACCATAAAGTTCTTGATATATAGAAACTTTTCTTTTTGGTCTCTTTAATTCGCTCATTAGAACAGTCCTAACTGCTCTCTCGAAATCTCTCTGCCTACCCCTTCTGCCAAGTGCAGTTGCCCCAGCGACTCTCGCATAGTCGGAGTTATTGGTGCATGGCATCCAAACTGATCTACCAGTTTTTGAGACTCTTCTACTTACACCTATGCATCCGAGTTGTCTCGCCCTAAACCTTGCAGACTCAATATCAGTAAATACGTCAGGGTCATTATCTCTCACATATTCTGGACCAAAAAATGCGGACTTAGATGATGAAACTTGGCCGGATACTATTCCGCCCCCCTGAAGAGTATCTATTGAGATAACCCCTCTAGACCCAAGTTCCTCCCACTCATCTTTTCTCTTCCTCTTTCTCTTCCCCCTAATCCTTCCGTCAGCGCCTTTATACCCAGGTATTACTGAGCGCCAATTTGACCCTTCTGCGGCGTTGGATATTCTCTGCATTTCTTCATGCGATGAGCACGGCATCCAATTGCCATCGGTATCTTTGTGGGCTCCCGAACAACCCATGCTTTGGGCCATTTTTAAGGCATCAATTTTTTTGGTAATGCTATTTCTCGCCATTACCAAACAAACCTTGATGCTTTTGCTGATATAGCAATTTCAATCGACTTAACACATGTCTTACCGTGAAGCAATTCATCATCCTTCATGGTGAGCGTTTTTGCCCTTCTAGAAAGTCTATTTCCAGATAGTTCCTTAATGAAATACGATGCGGCAACACGCCTGGATGTTGTTTCGCCAGCAGACTTTTCGATTATCTCAAGCCCATTGTTAGAAATATCTCTAAATCGGCAAGTTTTTTCTTCTATGGATAGGCCATGAGACTTAACTGCGCTAATAGTTGAGCTTCTTCTCAGTCTATTTTTAAAAGCTGTTGCTTTATAGTTTACTGTTTTTAATTTAATATTTTTAGGTATTTTTCTTATTTGTCTTCCAACTATAGATGTGCTGTTTTGTGATTTCCCAAAAGATTTTCTACCAGCGTAAATTCTCTGCGGGATAATTGCTTCTCCAGTTTTTTCAACTGACTCTTCAAGCATTATCTGCTGTGCCCTACTGAGATTCTGCGGAGATGATAAATACATTCCATCTGGAACTTTTATGGACTTTATGTCAGTTGACTGGTTTTGCCTAGATGCCCAAGTCTTTGCCATTTCATTAAGGGGAATGAAACTTAGTCCGTAGCTCTTTTGAATTACTACAGCAAAATTCTTAGCCCTTATCGGGTCAACGACCATTGAATACTTATTCATATCTCTTACGACCTAAGCATCTCTATTAGTTGTTTTTTCTGTGATGCAAGAATATTTACTCGTGATTCAAATATTCTGTTAATTATTTTAAGGTGGGCCTTCTCTCCATCGGATAAACCGTCTACGCCAAGACGAGATATGAGTTCTTTCATCTTGAAAGATGTTGCCCTTCTGAGAAGCTGATCTATGAAATTTCTAAAAGCAATCTGCTGCTCAATTTTCAACTGCTTGTAATAATCAGAATAGTTAATCTGCTTATCAGTATCGTAGAAATCGCCTATGCTCATTTTCATTCGTTTCGTGATTTCTATTTCACTCAAGTCTGCAAGTCCAGATGTTGTATTGCCAGCAAGCACAGGCACTACACCTTCTGGCCCATCGAGTGCATACACAGAGGAAAGCTCTCTTTCCCTTTGATCTGAAAGGAAATCAGAAACAATCATCCGTGCAACATCTTGAGGGTTGAAATCCTGCAATCTCATATTCGGATTGAATTTAGATCCAGGTATTACTGCTTCAACATCCTGACGCATATACCTTCTCTCGGCATCTGGCCCAGAGCTAAATATAATGTCAGGAGATGCGAGTCCAAGATGTTCCTGAAGGTCAGAAGCGAATCTCTCTCCAAGGTGCTGAAATTTACCTGGGTTTATGTATTCCAGATATTTTTCACTTCCGGCAGTAACCATCACCTGATCTTTATTTATTTTATTCTTTTGTATTACCCTGCTTCTGGCTAGAACTTGCGGCATTATCTTCGGAGATATGCGCGATAACGGCTCACCATTTACTATTGCTTCGAGCGCTTCATCTATGGATTCTATTTTTTTAGACGTTGCGGCGTTACTTATTGTCTCTCTTGCTGATTCTGACTGAACCTTTGGAGATTTACCCCCAGGTGTTCTCTTGAATACATCAAGTGACCATTTTGGTTTTCCATTAACGATTTGATTTGGATTTTTAACCTTTTCAAATGACTCAGAATATCCGATGCCATCGCCCATCTCGTTTGCAAGAAATTTCAACCTTGCTGCAGGATCTTTTGAGTTATTCTGAGCCATTGCCTGGGTTACTGTCTTGCCCAGTTTTCTTCTTTCTCCTACAGTGAGAGGCCTTCTTTTCTCGAGTGTAAGTGTTGATCCATTCGGTGTTATGTATACAAGTTTTTTGATACCAGTATTTGAAAGCATTCCCAGCTCATCGTTACCTATATCCGGAGCGCCAAACGCTGACATGAGATAAGTAGCACCCTCCATATCTCTATTGTCTGGAATTGCTCTTAATACCTTTGGAGGAACAACAGGTTCGAGGACAAATCCATCACGGCGAACCATTCTTGACACTTTTTCCTTGTGCATGCTTATGTCGCGAATAAGCTGTTTTGCCTGCTGAGCAACTGCATTCGGATTTTCATTTGTTACTTTTGGAATCTGCGGCTTTCTGCTGTCTATTAAAGACTCAGGGTACTGCCCACCTCCAAGTGGTGTTCCAGTTATTTTTCCTGGTGCTGGACCGCGTAGTTCTCTTCTGATTGCAGATAATGCCATTCCCAATGGGGAAGGAATATCAAATAGTTTTGCTCCACAAGTAGATAGACGCGAGTCTGTGAATCTTCCACCGTATTGATACCCCTCTGGACATCTATATCCACGATTTTCCCTAGCCGGAGCGCCAATCCCCATTCCACCAGGTGTTCCTGGTGTAAGTGTTCTATAAATTGCAGATCTAACTGGAGACTTGAGTGGGTCAATGTCTCCCGGAACAGCAAGTCTCACCAATGGTGATCTCTTTGTCTCTATCCCAGAAGTTAATCTTTTATTATCTGCAACTTTTCTTGTAATGCCGTTGCGGATAGCTAGAGCCTTGAAATCAAGTACATTCTTGTTTAGAGGAAAGCTTGATCTTATTGGTTCCGGCTTTGATTCTGGGTTAAATCCAAATTTAACACGCAGGACAACCACTTCTTCTTTTTGATCACAGCAATTAGTCATCTATTAGTTCACCGCCACAGCACTCAAGGTCAAATGACCTTTGCTCAAATGGGAGACTCTTTGCCTCGCCAAACTCATTTTCGCCAACTATTTCCCAGTTTTCCTGATCTCTTATGTATTTGACAAATGTTGGCTCCATATCAATGAAGTCTCTCAGTACTTCCATCGCATGTTTAAAATCTGCATTTGTAACAACATCCATATGCTGATAATCATCAATTGGCATATCAGAAAAGAATATGTCATCTACTTGATCTTCTGATTTTTTCTTTGATCCAGTCAGTTTTCTAAGTCTCGCATTGAAATCTCTATTGCTCCAATTTCTTTTCTTCAGCTTACCTCTGCAATTTTTCATTGTTGGGTGATGGCATCCCTCATTCGGCCATAGTCCTGTTGTCTCATGGTGGAGCCATGCGCATATTCTGTCGAGTGGGTAAAGCTCTGGATGGTTGGCAAGAATCACTTTGCATCTTCTAAATCCACCAGGCTTGCGCATGATGGGTCGCCAGTAACGAAGCAGTCTTTCTAGGTTTCCACGACGAGGGCCGTAACCCCTCAAGACATCGCCAGTTACATTCTCCTGGGGAACAAAGTCAGGAAGTATCCCCTCACCTGCTGCTTTTGTTCCGTTATTTCTGACGTGTTCCATTTCTTACCTTTTCCTCAAATACAATTCTACTTAAGATATTATTTTTTTAGTTCTACTGACAGCTTCACTTAAAAAAGATTTTACTTTTATGTCTGTTTTTTTCTGTTTCTTTGCAGATTCCCCAAGCTGGGTCTGTATTACAAGCTTTTCAGTAAACTTCTTCCCTATTGGGCGTTCCTTGAGAACGAAAGTTTGAATCCATATTTGTTTCATTTCCCCATTTGGCGCAGACCATAGGAATCTATGAAATGGAGTGTTTTTCATTCTGTTCAGATTCTTGCTCTTCATGGCGAAAGAGAAAAAATTGACGCTGATTGCCCTATTCTCCTCATTGACCACAACGCCATCTGAATCAGCAGATTCTGCGTCAAGAATATAATAGAGCTTCTTTTTGCCAGCTGTTGCAGCAAGAACGGCTTTCATTTCTGACCTTCTGCTTTAATCATCTGCGCATGAAATTTCTTTATTCCGGAGCGGACCTCAGAAATTATTATTCTCTTCAATACATCTTCGACTTTTTCATTTGGCTTTGCTGATTGGTCGTATGATTTTGGATTATCTATATTTTTTCCCTCTTTATGGGAAAACATGACATACCTAATTCCAGCATCAACATACTGTTTGCGTATTTTCATTGCCATTCTGTAATCCCTCAATGCGGCAACTCCTGGCGTATCAATGCTGCCCATCCCTATTTTTTCGTGCAGTTTTACTGCCTCGTCCCTGGGAATTCTTTGGTTGATTATCTCATCTATGGAAATAGCATTTTTCATTACATCACCAATGTCTGTATTCAGCGAATACTTTTGTACTTTGCTGAATGGGTAATAAATGCCCTCAATATCAGAAAGTGTGTATCCTCCGAGTATCTGGGCGTGCATAACTGAATTTGATTTTTCAGTAGAAGTTTCGCCTTTTTTTAACTTCCTCGATGTGCTGATGCTTTCATTTTTTTCACGCTTTACTCGAGCATTCAGTAAATTAATTACAGCATCAGCCATGTGCGATTTTTTATTTTTACCATCTGCATTTAATAGTGCGTCGAGTATGTCCTCAGTATTATCGCTCCCCATTAGCACTGGCCTTCCGCCAGAAGATATTGGATCTCCGCGCATATATGAAGTTCTCTTTGCAACTTCTGGTTTTAGAATTATCTGTATGTCTCCATACGCAGTTAGGCCGTCACCAAATTCATCTGAGTCTTCAAGCTCGTAGATTGCATCTTTGCCATCATTCCACCCATTTTCTTTGGCTTTTTTTCTTTTTTGCTCAAGCTGTGATCTGCTTATGACAAATCCAGATGATGGTCTGGCCTGATTGCTGGTTTTTGGATTTATGCCAATTGTCGACTCAAATGCTTTTTTTAGATACTCATCGCTATTCATCTGAATCTCCATCTTCTCCATCATCTATATCATCAGGAGCACCAAGTAGATCCCTGAAGTACATAGCAAATGCTTCATTTTCCTGCTTGCTAAATGATTTTTTGTCAGACTTATCTATAAACATAATTCCTCATATAAAACGTTCTGATGGGGTCGATGTCAATTTTCTTAATTCCTGAGCTGTTATCCCGAAAAATTCAGCGACAATCGCAAACGCTTCTGGGGGCACAATTGACCTCATTGAAGGGTCCGGAGATGTTGCGTATGCAAGAACTTCCGCAACAAATTCACCAGGATTTTGAGAAGCAACTGTGTTATTTCCAGAGTAGCCGAATTTGGTAAACATTCTTGAAATTCTTTCCATTTCTGGCGTTAGTTGCTGCTGGGCTCTTGCCAGTTCATCTGGGTCTAATTGGCTCAAATCTAGGGATCTTGTTTTGTCCATGCCAGCGCGTTTTGCTACTTCAATGCTGTCTTCCACCATTCCGGATGCCACTTCCTGCATTCTTTCCCTGGCTTCTTTGTTTCTCTTCTGAGCCATGGCGTGAAATGCATGAATCAATTCATGTCTTATCAAGTGGTCTAGAAATGCTTGATTTCTCAAATACTTAGGATTGATTTGTATGAAACCAGCTCCATTCAGATATGCACCAGAAATGTTAAACCACGGACTTGGCCTATAACCACTTCTATACATGAAGTCGTTTTCGCGCCCCTCCATAAAATTGTCAGTAAACATCATTGGAGGCATGCCAAATTCTTTAACCAATGCCTTCATGCCTGGTGATTCTTCCAAAACGCGCGAGACCGCAGTAATCATTTCACCCTGCAATTCCCACTTAACAGACGCATCTTCTAGTAATCCATCTATTTTTTTCTTTCCGCCATGTTTTGCTTTTCTTGAGTATGGGTTTGTTTTTATTATTTCTTTTAGGCCCTGAGGTGATAGCGGTATATATGTTGACGCTGTTGTTTCATTATTTGTTTTACCCTTCTCTGCTGCTCCAGAGCTTTTAGTTATGCTCTTTCCAGCTTTTCTCATTCTTCTCGAGAACCTTCTTTTCTCTCTTTCGCCTCCAGCGCCAGATGATAGGCCAGCATTACGCGCAGGAGAAGCCCCAGATGAAAGTCCAGCAAACGGATCAAATTCATATGGTTCATCAAATGCGCTTGGAGTATCTTTTCTTGTGGCTCTAGTTGGTGGTGACGGTGGCGAACCAAATGGATCATTTGGATCTGAATATGCTTCGTATATGACATCATCCAATGCCGGTACGTCGTCTACTTCACGCTTTCTATCGCGCAGTTTTGCTAGACCTTTTCTAGTCTTATCTTTTGCTTTTTTAGCAGCATCTCCAACAGCATCTCTAGTCTTTTCCGATGCAGTTGATAGCTTTTCCCTAGCCTCTTCAGTTGCTTGAAGAAGTCTTTCCTTATTCTCGTCGGTAAGAACACGCTCATCTACAAATTTATCTACTACTTGATAACCATCGACGAGCGCATCTTTTACTGGATCCGGCAAGCCTTCGGGGGCGACTCTGTCGACAACTGACATGGCTATTTTTGCCTGATCTTCAGTTATTTTCCCTGAATCAACAAGTTTCTTTATCGTTAGTTCGGCAACATCTCTTCCGCCCCTTCGTGCTGCTTCGGTGGCAACATGCACGAGTGCGCCAGTCGGCCCCTTTGAAGCAACTGCTGCAGCGTATTCAGCAACCATGACAATGCGGTCTTTTGTTTCATCATCAACATCAAGTCTGTCTACTGCTGGCCTTATCAATCTTTTTGCAACACGGCCAGCGATACCACTTCTGGCACCAGAGCTCAAACCACCTAGGGGCTGCCCTGGGTTATCCATAATGAATCTACGTTCTTCCGGTGTTAGGTCATCATCCCAGTCTCCATATGGTGATGTAGTTTCATAAGTTGATTTTTGGAGACCATCACTCCTCCCAGGCTCCATAATAAATCCAGGCGCATCTGATGGTTTTGGCAAAATTGGACTACCCCAATTATTCCACTCACCATTAGGATAATAGAATTTTCCATTTACCTTATAGTAGATAATGTCTAGGTAGTCCTGTAGGGCGCTTTGCATTCTTCCCATAGCCTGCGCCTTGTTATCCAAATCTTGTTTGGTAAGTCGTTGACTAACTGTAAGATTTCCACCAAGGGCAGCTGCATCGCGTCTTAGCTGAGCAGCTTGATAGTAAGCATGGTCCATCAGCCAAACTATTTGTTCCGGAGTCATTTCATCTAGATTTGCAGTTCCTAAACCCTCCATTGCTATGCCATATAGAATGCTTCCCGGATATGTATTTTCCAGCTGTCGTTGAATTTCCTGCTCGGCCTGATACAGCGACAACTCATTTTTTAATATTTTTTCTATAATTCTTGTTGGGTAATATCTTCTCTTTGAATCCTTATATCCACTGCGCCAAACAAAATTTTTCTGGAGATCGGCTCTTGATTGTTTTTGATTTGGCTTATAGTCGTCCTCGTCTGGATTTATTATTTCTCCAGTATCTGGGTCAACATCTGCTGGAATATCAGCAGGCTTTTCGTTAGTTGGGCGAGTTCCCCTATCTACCCCAGTATCGTCCCTACCAAGGTCCCATGATGGCCGTTTTGGTTTCTCTTCTTCCTGTGCTGGTGGATCTATTAGCTCTTCTAGACCATCTTCATCTACAACATCTCTTGGGCGCGCATCAATATCTTCATGTATTTTTTCTGCTTCCTCAGCAAGTATTTGTTCTAGTTCTTCCGGTGTAGAGTTTTCTATTATCGACAAGACTTCTGGGTCTATATCTTCTGGAGATATCCCAAGTTCCTCGTCTGCTTGACCAGATTCAAATATCTCTTTTATTCTATTGGTTATTTCATTTAGTTCTTCAGCTCTTCTCTTTCTTCTTTCCTCGCGCGTCTCTACCGGACCATATACATCTTCTTCGGAGGAGTCTGGAGATTCAACATCAGCTCTGACCGCATCAACTTGAGAATCATCTAGCTGCGTACCAAACGAACCATTATCTTCATTAACTTCATCAAATACAATGTCATTTGATGTTTCGATTATTTCTTTTTCATCTGATGGAGTTCTTGTCTCCTGGCTAAGACCACGCCCACGTCTTGAGACGATGTGCTTGTTAACTGCTTTTTGTATTGTAATTCCAGCACCAGGTGGAAGTTCCTCTGAACCCTGTCCTGGAACTAATCCATCCAGTATTTCTTCAGTGTTCTTTTGTGAAACAACTCTTGCTATAAGCGTTGTGGAGCCATCTTTCTCCGTAACCCTATCGACTATCTCTATTTGACCTGGTGGCAAGACAACCTTTTGAACATAGTCTGCTGGTTCCTTTCTTGATGAATCACTCCAGTGTGGGTAGTAGCCTCTCTGCCCTTCTTCGGTTTGAATAACCACCCTATGCGGCACTTTCCCATTGTTTTCATCTCGAGAACCAGGTTCACCAGAGCTATATCCATTTTGATCTACTAAGCGGCCAGTAATCAGACCATCAATGCTTATCGGTGATGTATCTGTTCCATTTATCTGATCGTCAGTAAGATTTACAGTAGTTTCTATTTCTACTGGGCCGGATATCTCAGAGCGTTCCAATATATCGAGCAGTGGCATCAATATATTTTCCATTTGCTCTTCGAGGGAACCCTCGTCATGAGCCATTGGGTCTGGTTCAAGACCCAATGCCTTCATTGTGTCATTTCTTGTCCTTATTTTATCTACTGCCTCAACTCGTTTTTCTGGATCAAGAATGTCTGCTATTGCCTTGCCGGTTGGGTCAGACATTTCCACAACCGCTTCTAGCTCTTCATCAGTTGCTTCGTTTCTTAGTTTTTCTCTTTCTGAATTTGTATGTTTAGTTACAGCAGCTTTATTCTTTGGACGCTTTATTGGCTTCGGCTTTATCGTTTTTGACTTGGGCGCTACGGTGCTGGATGAGTCAAGCGGAGAATCATCTTCAGTCTTTGGTTTCTTCGGGTTAAGTCTGTCTTCAACGCGCTTATCAAGTTCCCTAGCTACAGCCTGCGCGCTTCTGGTGTCTCCAGCCTCGCTCTTGCGCTTTGCAAATGCTTTTCTATATATAGATGCATATTTCTTGAGTTTGTCTTTTGTTTCATCGCTCAAGCTTGGGTCTTTTAGCTTGTTCTTTAGATATGCGAGAGTGTTAACAATGTCGTCTTCTGATGCCTTGTCGGCAGCATCTGCGATTTTCTGCAAATCACGGATGTCATTACGCTTTTTCAGTACATCAGGACTTAACTTATCTTTTTCATCTCTATTTCTTTTTACTTTTTCTTGTAGTACAACATTGTCAACACCATCATTATTTTCTCTCCAACGCTTTCTAGCAAGCGCCATATGATCTCTGGCCTCTTTTAGGCGTCTTCCAAGATCACTATCATTTGGATTATTTTTAACTGCCTCAATTAATTGTTCAATCTCAAATTCTTTATCAGCAATGAAATCAACTATTTCGTCTTCATCATCCATTGTTGATATTCGCTGTATTTCTTCATTAACAGAAGCCCTGTAAACGCGCTCATCTGTCCATATTGGGTCCTTGAACCCTCTTGCCGTTTCCGCTGGTCCAACTGACTGGGCATAATTAATTAAGTCTATAAATTTCTGTGTTTGCTCAGCATCGGATATTCCCCTCTCATCCGAGAATCTCGTATCAATATGCGCATCCATCCATGAAAGAGCATCGTCAACTTCTTTTCCGTAAATAATTCCCTGTGCTCTCAAGGCGCCAAGTTCTGCCATTATCTCCATGGCCTGAACAATCTTTGTATTACCAAGACCCTCAACGTCATCAATATATTTTCCGGCTAAGAATCTCGCATTCTCTGCGTCATCTATTGCTTTCTGCAAAGATGGAACAATCTTTTTCACACCATCTTTATGCCTGAGTATTGTATCTATGAGAGTATTTATTTCTTCATTTGTTAATTCTTTTATTGATGATGCACTTATATATCCCCATGAGTCAGTCTCTGGGTCATAGAAACGTATTCTCCCATTAGCTGATAATTCATCTTCTATTGCTCCGACAATTGCACTCAATTGAACTGTGTGGGTTATCTCATGCGACATTATGTGTCGAGCAAAAGATTCATGGCCACCTATTAAAGCAGCAGACTGTTTGCTGTAAACAAGGTTGCTTACCAGAAAGTCGTGCAACGCTGCAGCATTTGCTGAATCTGATCCACCATTTTCAGCCTCTATACGTAATCTTTCGTTTTCCAAAAGCTCTGGTAGATACATTTGTGTATTAGTTGATATTCTGAACATATTCAAACGAATATATGAATGTTGACCATTTGGCGCATCTACATTCCAGACTGCCCCACCCTCATCTGAATTGGTTTTTGTATTATGCTGCCAAACAAGTGCACCGACAGTCCGCATGTGATCAGGCATTGTCGTATATGACTTAAAAAACTCTGAGAGCATTGCTCTCTCTAATTCAAATTGAAGCTCTATTTCCTTCTTTAATAAGTCTTCTAATTGATTTGGCGAAAGTTTGTCTAAGTTCCTTCCACCGAATTTTGCAACAAGTGCATCTGCTGCACGCTCCCTCCATTCCCGCTCAGTATCTGGCCTCCCTACAAACTCTGTTGCTATGATTCCATCTGCAGATAGTCTGTCGCGAAGCTCAATTAGGTCTGCATTTTTATCAAAGCCAGTTGACTCACCTATTCCATAGCGATCTTTTAGGTCTTGGACCGTCTTACGCATATCAACAAGGCTGCGACGACCACGCCTTGCCCCATCTTTGAACCACCTGAACTCGTCAGGCATTGCATCAAGTTCCCATTGTGATGGAATAACTTGTCTACCATCTGGCTTCAGCCATGGAACTTCTCGTGCTTCATCAAGAACATTGCCAAGAAGCTTTCTCCAGCTTCTTGCTGTATTTAGCAGTGATCCCTTTGTCTGCTTTGCTGGTGCACCAGAAGAAAGACCAGTGTTTTCAGATGGCTCAAGCTCGCGCATAATATGTGCTGCTTCGTGAGCGACACGTTGTGCCATGTCGTATATCTCAGAAGCGCTAAAACCGAAACAGTTGGATCCCATTGCATCCGTGAATTGGTTTGCTGCTGGAGTACCGGGTGGGCATCTAAGCTTTCCATCTGGATCGGTTATGACGCCAACTGCCCTAGCGGCAGCCTGCAGCAAACTGCCACCCCTCATTATCTGGCCTATCGTTTTGCCAGGAAGCTGCTTGGTGCTTGTCATCCACTCTGGCTGGCGACCAGTCACGGTAAAAGGACTCATTTCGACTTCTGAGTCTGGTATTTTTTCGCCAGTTTTTGGATTGACTCTGTATTTCTTAATAACTATTTCAGCACTGTTTTTTTGTTCTTCTTCTTCTTTCTCATCAACCCATCCCCAGTTTGGGGTTTGAATTCTTTGATTCATTCTCTTGGTATACGAGGTATGAATTTGTAAAACTTTTCCGGGTTCCCATTTTTGTTTTGGGTTATACCTATAGCCGCCTTCAAATGTCTCTACGCCAGGGACGCCACCTTTATTTGTTCTTTTCTTCCCGTCTGTATTTCCCTTTGATGGAGCAGATGCAAGAGCCTTGACGGAAAGATTTGCATTTAGGCGTGGCGATAGAACCGAGGCATTAATGCTCTTTTTGAATGCCACTGCAGATTCATCGAATGATTTTCTATTTGCCAATGGGGACAGCAACTTATCGCTGACCACAATTCTGGTCTTTACATACGACTTACCCGTCATAGGCGGGCCGCGCTTTCTTAGTTGTTTTCGATGTCGGCTTGTAGAAGCTCAAACTCGATTAGCGACTTCATAAAGTCTGCATCTGACTCTTCGTTTGACTTCTTTTGTGTTTCACCGCCAGCAACCCAATTGGCAGGAATCAAATTTTCCTTGCCCATATCTTTAGCTCTCTTCATAATGTGGCGCTTGGCAGCTTCTTTGTCCTTTGCGCGTCCAAAAGCCTGGATTGCATTCTTAAGGTCATCTTCTGAGGCAATCGGGTATGAGCCGTCAGGTAGGGCCATGCCCTCTTTCGCCATGCTCATTCTGCGCTCTTCAGAGAATGCTCTCTTAAGGGCTATTTCAGCAGCTTCGGCCTCAATTTCTTCAGCCTCTTCTGGCTCATACTTGTCGTATCCGAGAACTTCTCCATCAAGTCCGACGAATACGTCGTAAGACTTCCCGTCTACGCCATCGATCTCGACTGCGTATGAGTCAATTCCCTCAAAGATATCTGGCTCTACTGCAACGACAGTTCCTTCGATTGCCTTAACAGCTATCTCTGCTGCATCGACAAATCCGATAACCATCATTTCGTCTATTGCTGACTTCTTCTCAAGAATTTCGTCATCGAGCTTGTGGAAACCAACAATTTCTGCCGTAGTTCCGTCGATGAATACCTCACGAACGGACCCGTCCTTGACCTGAACGTCAACAACAAACATGTCGGCATCTGATGAATACCCAGAGTCAATTACTACGCCTTTGAACTCTGTTTCGGCAATTCCCTCAACTTCAAGGAGGCCCGGTAGTCCCTTTTCTGCGATGCAGCCACCAGGGCAGTCATCGCATACTGGAGAAGCCCCCGGATGTGCTTTTCTCTCTATTGCGCAAATGTAACCAGTTTCGCCAAGATCAGCGGCTTTCATACCCATGGAGTTGATGCGGCGCTTACGCATGTCGCGCATCATCGAAGACTTCATTTCCTCGTCTTCGTACTCTTCGTCTTCCATGTCTTCTTCGTCTTCCATGTCTTCTTCAGAAGCCATGCCCATTTTCTTGTAGGGCTTCTTCATGCCCTTCTTCTTTGATTTCATAGAGTCGGCAGGCATATCCTCCTCGTCTTCCATGTCCTCTTCATCCTCCATGTCCTCTTCATCGTCCATTTCGGACTCACCAGGACCGGAATCCTCTTCTTCGATCTCTTCTTCTTCCTCTTCTTCGCCCATTTCAGCTTCTGCGGCGGCCTCTTCCTCGTCTTCCATCTCCTCTTCGTCTTCCATCATTGCCTTCTTGGAAGCACCCTTTGTTTCGGTGATGTCGACAGGAACCATCTTCATTTCGACAGGTTTAGCGCCACATTTCGCACAGACTGGACCACCCTTATAGCCACAGGCGTCAGCGCCCATGCCCTTGGCGCACTTAAGTACGTTGCCGTCCTCGTCAATGCTCAACATTGGCTTGTTCTCAGTTTCCATATTTAGGCTCCTAAAAAAGAATCGCCGTAAAATTATAACCTAAACTAACAAACCAGTATGTACCATCACGGTATTACTGACCTGTTGATTAAGGTTTTTATTTTGTCCTAGATAGAAATTAGCCGCTTATTAGATGCTGCCCGTGCACCTTTTGTTCTTTGTTGCCTACTTACGCCATTATTTCTACTAAATCCCTTGACCGAATTAATCAGGTCATTAATCTGACCCCTAACCCTCGCTAGGGGGGCATAATCTTGTTCAATAATTGCTTGCGATTTTGATATTGATGAATCTAGCTTTTGGAGAGTTTCTTTCAGACTCTCTGAAACCTCAAAGTCCGAATCACCCAAAGAGTCAAGCATTTCTTGAACCTTTTGCCTCTGTGATTCTGCATATTGAATTTTTCTCTCCTCAGCAAGCTGTCCTTCGTATGACTCCGAAGCCTGTTCTGAGATGGATCTTATATATGCCTGAAGTTTCTGTATTGAACTTATAGCTTCTTGTGGGTTGTCAATATCCTCTGTCCCAATATCGTTTATCGACATATTTGGATTATCTGCAATTCTTGGGAATTGATCTGCAAGTACATCGTATGCTCTTAGAGCATTCTTTAGTCTGCTTAGCTGTAGCTGTCCAACTTCTGGGTCAAGCATTTCTTTACGTGTCGCAGCTCCAGAAATTTTTCCACGTTGGGTTGCGATATTTACAAAATTAGATACTTCATTTGCCGTAGCTTTTTTTCTAATAAATGTTGCTCCAGAGGACAGCCCTTCACCGCTGCTCAAGCCATTGCTACGTAGCAAGAAGTCGTTGCCGACTGGACTTAGTCCTGCCTTTTCCAGTCTCTCGTTAAGTTTTCCAACGAGTTCTTTAGACTCATCTCTGGTTATCGAAACTCGCGCGCCAGCACCACCCTTGCTCATTTGGATTTTTCCTGCTGGTATTAATTCTCTTGCAGAATCTTCTTTTGCTTTTTTAGCTACGTATTCTTTCTGCGCAGTGGGTGAATTAAAAACTGCGTTAAATATTGATCGTTCCTGTACGTCACCAAGCCCAAGCTCTTTAAGGAAGTTGTAAATCTTATCCTTTGCTCCATTCTTTGATATAAATTTACCAACATCAGGATCATCCGCTAACGCAGATGGGCTTGCTATTTCTCTTGGACTTCCTATAATTCCAGCAGATGCTAATCTGTCTACAGCATCAGCCGTGATCCCGTCTCTCAGCATTTGCTGGGCAGTTTTTTCAGATAGGTCATGTATTACTGATTGCAATCCAGAAATAAGTTTTTTGCGAACATCCGGATCATCAGGGTCATCACCCTCGCTAATCCAACCAAGTTTTCTTCCAAGAAGTTCGGCCGGGAACGAACCACGACCAGCTGTTTCTTTTGATTTTTCTATGCGTCCTTTTTTGGCAAATTCAGCTTTTTGCTCATTCGTTAATGGAATAAATGTTGACTCTTCATTCTCCAATACTTTTGGATCTATTGTTAATCCAGAAATGCGAATTTCTTCTGGATTTTTCTTAGCCAGCCGTTTTAGTCGTTCATAATCTTCAGCTGTCTCTATTATTTCATCAACAGCATCAGTCGTATTGTTTACACGTGTTGCAACCATATATGGGAATGAACCAAACCCCCATGTATCTTCTATGGAGGAATTTATCCTACGAAGATCGCCTGGAGTTAGTGTCACAGTGCCATTTTTCCCGCTTGCTTTAGAGATAATTTCTCTTTCCTCAAGAAGAGCTCTCACGGTTTCCAAATCGATTCCCATATCAGGGTCATCCCAGGATGCAATATCTGATTCACTGATTCCAATAAGTGATGCGATTTCTACATCCGCCATTTGTTTTCCATCGTTTGTTTTGAATAGCTTCCTGAATTGTGAAAGTGGAAGCATCCATTTTGATGGATCTTCGGCTGCCCTATTTGACTCATTGCCAGAAATAGGGCCAAATTTTGCCTTACTCATTATTGACTTATATCTAGGACTCGCATCCCGACCCGTTTGTAAATTTCCATCTACGTCAAAAATTGGAGCATATATAACTTTAGGGTTTTCAATTCCCTTTTCATCTTTGGCCCATTTTTCAAATGTCGGGAATCCACCATTTTTTACAAATGTTTCTTTTCTTGGTCTATCGGACCTTATCTTGTATACTGCAGTTCCTTTTTCGTATGCATCACTTAAAGCTTCGTCATACTCCGCTCTTAGTTTTGGATTATCTACGCGATACCCAAAACCTTTCCCATACAGCGTTCTTTCCGCATTAACACTTTCATATGAAATTCCCTCTTCTGCATCCATAGCTACGGATACGGAAACTCCGCCAGCATCAGAAGAAGAAGCTTCAGCAGTGTCTCCTTGACCTTCCCTGAGATTCATTTGGAAACCCTCAAAGTAAGCCTCATCTGGGTTGAAATCTGTAGCTATTTCCTCTTGTTTGTCTACTCCTCTTCCGCCAGCTCTTGCCTCTATCGATTCTGTTCTTATTCCGCGACTGCCGCCGACTTCACCTCTCCTCGCACTAAGCTCGTCACTGACGCCCTTTATTCCGGTCATCAATACCCAGTTTTTGAAAGATTCAGCTATGCCACGATCTGATCTTTCTGGATCAAATGTTGATATATTTTTTATTATTCTTGTCATCCCTATCGAAACTAAATCGTCTAGATCCAATCCGAGCTGTTGTGCTCCCTGAAATTTCTCCCTTCTAAATTGTGATGTCAATGTTTTGCGAAGCGATTCAAGGAGTCTTCCGAATGCCGTGTCTCCTACTCGTGCTTGAGCCCTTAACTCCCTCTTCTCTGCAGGCGTTAAATTCTCTACACCCTCCTCTAGCTTTGCTTTTGCCCTAACCATGTCTAATGTTTTTTGAATATCTTCTGGATCTAGACTAGCTCCTGATGATAAGCCTCTATTCGATTCGATTATTTCAAGCTGTCTAGCAACCTCTGGACGTATTCCAGCTCTCCTGGCTGATTCATTAATGCTTAGATTAGTATTCCGCATTCTGCGTAGTTCATTTTTTGCAGATGGCTTATTTACTCCTTGCAATCTAGCCTGATGTCTAATTTCAGCCTGTCTAATATCAGCACGGCTCATTCCGAATGTTTGCGCTGCATCGTCAAGGCTCATACCACCCATGCGGGCCCTATAAATATCAGCTTCTAGGTTTGTTTCCCATCTATCTACAGTTTCTTCTATATTGCGGGCGCTAGCTACTACTTCTGGAATATTACGACGCGAATCAGCGCTACCTCCACCGGATGACAAACCACGATTTAGCCCACTTTCATATAGCAACCTTTCGGCAATTCTCATCATGGATTCCTCGAGCGGATCACGCAGTTTTCTAGTAGTGCGCGCTCTTTCAACTGACTGCCATCTTGGATCTTCTGGATCTATTCCTTGTTCTAGCTGGCGGTCAAAGTTAACCATAAAATCAACTGCGTCTTCGACAGAGCTAAAGATCTCATCATCTCCACCGTAGAGCCAATCTTCTACACCGTCTGAATTCAAGTAGCGACCTACGACTGCATAACCAGGAGTGTCATCTCCATATATATCTCGAGCCGGAATAACATCCATTTCCAGATTTGGTGTGTAGAGCTGCTCTATGTATTTAGAGCCAGCGAATAGTTCAGATTCGCCAATGCCCTCACGTATCCCACCAGAAGACAGGCCGGTGCGTACATCTCTTACTGCCCCAGAGGAAAGTCCTCTGAATTCATCAGCTGTCGGGCCTTGTTTTCTCTTGCCAGGAACAGTTTGCGCTCGCAGTCTATTACCATCGGCAAATCTCTGGCGATCCTCATCAGACCATGCACGCTGGGCGCTAGCTTTCTTTCTCCTCTTTCTTCCTGATGAAAGACCAGCTTCCTCATCACCGATTAAGTAACGATCTGGGTCTGGATCTTCTGGAAGGTCATCGTCTTCGTCTGTGTAGCCGTATATCCATGACGCCGAACCTGGGTCAAGAGTTTTTTTGCCACGAGTTAGAGCAACGTACATAACCTTCATGTGCTCTTCGTCTGGCCACTCAACTTCTCCCGACGGCACCTTATCGCCAGTTCCTGGAACTGTTTCCATCTTCTGTCTGGGACCCCAGAAGTCATTTGCAAGTTTCACATTGTCAGCTTCAAGTCCCTTTGCCAGGTGCGCTGTAAGGACGCGCACATCTATCGGCGGAGTTTCTCTTTTCGTTTTTGTTTTGCCCTCAAGAGTTTCCCACGCTCTTCTCCTTAGCCACCCATTACGCTCATATGAAGCAAGGATATTTTTGATAATATCTCTATCTCTTTCTTCGGTAGTCGGTTTGTCAGCAATCTTCCTTGCTTTTTCCAATATTTCATCATCTGTAGCTTTGACAATTGTTGATGCATAACTCGGCATAGGAGCACCGCCAGTTGCAATACCAGCCAGAATTTCCATCATGTCGAGATCTTCCTGCTGATCACCAGAAAGTTTGTAATAAGTCTCCCAAATTGGCTTACCGGTCTTTGGATTCTTCTTTGATGTTTTCCTTAGTTTCCAACCGACAGAGTCAAGTCTGTCTTTTACTGGGTACGTGCCCCCAGTGAGAACTATTTCTCCACCGCGAACCTCCCATTCAATTTTTCCAAATTTACCAGAGTCACCATTTTTTAATGAACTAGGAATTTTTGCCCCATCAACATCACTACCAGATGTGCCATTATTCAAAGCATCAGCTAAAGAAATTAATGCGCTTTCTCTTTCCTCTGGAGTGCTGGCCTTTTTGCGCCATGTCTTTGTATTTTTAAAGTCAAATGTCCATCCGCCGGATGCTTTGATCCAGTCCTTAATTTCAAATGAGTCGTACAAAACTATTTCGTCATCAAGAATTTCATATGTTGCTGGTCCAATTATTCCAAGTGTACCAACTTCAAAATCTTCTGGTTCTTCAATTAGGGTTGATTCACCACCCTCATCGTCAGGGTTCCAGATGAAAATTGAACCTAATAGCTTTTCAAGATCTTCAACTTTATTATCCATGCCGATATTGAAAAGAGTTTTTGCTTTTTGCGAAGCGGTGCCCTGATCTATGTCTTTTTTTAGGTCCTTGTAGCTGTCATACTCTTTTAAATCTGCATGCATATTTGCTGGTGGAGTCTTGCTTGCTCCAATTAAGTACTTCCAGCTTTCTATGAAACTTTCTAATTCATCGTAAGCACGTTTGGTTGTTGCGACAGTACGCCCAGCATCTAGAGATGCCATGCTCTCTTTTATTACTCCAGCATTTGTTCTGGCGAGAATCATGTCTGGTTTTTCCATTGATCCAGGAGGATCGATTACCTCACCAGATCCGCCTCTTCCAACCATTCTTCCTCGCATAATATTGAATAGTGAAAGAACTCTGTTTCCTGGTCCCGCCAATTCTGGGCCAAATCTGAAAACTTCTGTTAGCGGAAGAACGTAATCGGCTTCTGCTCCCATTCTGTCCATTTCATTTCTTGCGCCACGGAATCCGTAAATTGCTTGATTTGGATCACCAACCGTGACTTTCTGAAGACCTTTTTGCCCTATGGCAAAGTCAGTGAATACTGGGTTTAGGTCTTGAGCTTCGTCAATCATGACGAGATCTACTTTTCTTCCAGTAGCTTCTCCATTGCCAATAGATGGCATGTCAAGGGCCATTAATTTTGTAATAGTTGAGTTTGAGATCTGAACACCTTCAGGGTCTTTTGTGTCAATCTTGCTAGCCCATATTTTTTTAGCGAGATCTACTGCTCCAGGTGGAATTTCAGAAGAAGGCATTTCCTCAAAAATTGAACCTTTTCTTTTTCCAAAGTGCTGTGGTCCAACTTCAACATCGGACGAGATTTCAAATTGACTAACAGCATCAATTGCCATTTTTGCTATATCTTCAGACGAAAGTTCTTTTTCAATTCCATCTGAATCAGTAAATCTGTATGGTTTAGGCTTAAATTTACGGGCTATATCTTTGCGTGTTGTTGGTGTCCCTGTTGCCTTCGTTTTATCAAGACTAAACCTCTTAGCAACGTGTTGTTTTTGATCATTTCCCTGGCCCACATACCAGTTGTATGACAGCGCATCCATTGTCATAACAACAACGCCAGTTCCCTTAAATCTACGCTTTGCATCTTGCGCTGCAGACTTATTGAATGCTAGATAAACAACTTTTTTATTTGGATCTTCTCTTCTTAGCCTTCTTGCAATTGAAACTAGAGTCGATGTTTTGCCGCTTCCAGCAAGTGCACCTACAACAACATCGTTGCCTTCCAAAACAGCGTCGATGATGTCTTTTTGCTCATCGGTTGGAATTCTGTCGCTGTCTTGAGAGTAGTCGTAATCGCTTCTATTCGGCTTAGCGCTTGACTCCATCAGGTCGGCAAGTTTTTTGCTTGACTCGTATCTCGGTGGATATTTTCTTTCTACTCTTGCGCCACTAGATAGACCGGCTTCATCTTCATCAACTTTTCTCCACAGGCCATCTTCGCCTACTTCAAATTTTGGACTTGTTTCCCCAGCATCATTGATAGCACGTTGTCTATTATCTGCATCTAGATTTAGGCCCTTATCTGCCCAGTACTTTGCAGCGTCTTCAGGCGAATTAAAAGGTCCTACAGAGTAACTAAAATCATAGTCTGCTTCGTCTGTGTAATATCCTTCGTAATCATCAAACACCATCCTGTCGACATACCAGCCAGGTCTAACTTTTATTGGATTCTTTTTCTTGCCCGACATATCCCCCATGTACCATGCAGACCCAAGATCTTCTGGCATATTTTCTGGGTCTAGTACGGTCCAATTAACACCTGCTATTTCATCATCTTGGTGATGTATTACTGCTTGTCCGTCCCAACCAACATCAGTTCTGAAAATTCGTGATGTACCACTTCCCGGACCATTACTCAGATCTTCCTTAAACCCACCTGACGGCAATTCATCTCCGTACGGTCTTGGGCCTCTTGCTTCACGCTCTTGTTGCGCTCTTTCAAAATATGCATTCCACTCTTCATCACTAGCGTCGTATGACGGGTAGTCAGAGCTTCCTGAAGACAAACCTTTATCAATGTCAAATTTTTCTATACCAGTATTTGTGCGGTCTTTAATTTCCTGAGACCTACCAGCTTTGGTTGTATTGTCAAGAATTCCGTCTTGCGGGCGCCCCCTATTTATCCTGCCTCGACGTGAATCACGGCGAGTTGCGGATGGTTGAGGGAGCTCTCCGCGCCTATCCGCTTCTTCTGCGATATCAAGATCTCTATCTCTGTTTCTTATTCTTCTCTTTATTGCCCTTATGGCCTGTTTATACTGTTCCGCTCTAGTTAGATATGCGTCTCTCGCATCAAATACGCGGCCAGCTTCTTTATCAGCGTCAACTTCGTCAAGGTTAAGTTCCTTGGCTATTCGTTTTGCGGTTGCATCAAAGTCGTCGCCCAATACGTCATCATTCAGCACTCCATCCTTGAGTGCCTTCATTTTATTCATTTTGAATTGCGCTACAAGTTCATTGTGTGCATCTTCAAGATCAAGCATGTCTATGTTATCGAGATACTCTCTTTCAAAGTCATCTACGATGTCATCGATGCCCCAGTTATAGTCCTGTTTTCCTATTGAATCCTCTAGGGCTCTTGATGCGTTATTTGAAGGCTTAGCTGGTCTGAGTTTCTCACCGGACATTCCTGACGAAAGACCTTGTCTGTCAGGTTTCTGCACTTCTGGTTTCTTTTGCGCGGCTGGCTTACCCTGCTTTTTGTAGTCTTTCCACGCTTGGCGAGCTTTTCTCTTATTAACTTTTCCGCGTGTAGTAAAATCATTTACACCAGGTATTGCTGGTCTTTCAAAGGGTGTGCCTTCCTGAACTATTCCGTCATTGTCTCCGTCCCAAGCGTTTGGGTCGAAGCGAGCAGTAAGGCCACGTGTTGTACGTGTTATGCGGCCAGCTAAATTACGGCCTAGTGCCTTCTGCTCAGTTTGGTGAAAAGGGACGGAGACGGCCGCTCCAACCGCCGCCACAAAGTCTTTCGTTACTCCGCCAGTGAAAACAATTCCGTCCTCAACGACAACAGCATCGACCATGTGGTAATCAATAATCGGATCTATCATTTGTTTTATTTCAAAAGCATTGTCAATGTTTACTGGCAACACATATGAAATATCCATCATGTCAGACTCAAGGAAATCCTCTAGGGACTTTTCCTGATACTCATCGATTCTGAATACTTTCTTGCCCATCATTCGGCGCTTGCGACGACGCTTTACAGCATTGCGAAGAGTTCCGCTAACAAACTCGCCTGGGTACTTGGCCTCAATATCTTCTAGCCATTTTACTTCTTCTTCTTGTGCCTCAATGTCGTAATTGACTTTCTGGACAGGGCCCATCGATACAACACCTTCAGGAATAATTGCAAATCTGCACTTTCCTTCTGGCTCAACTTGCTTGTCAATTATCTTGCACTTACCTTCACCCTCAAACATGATGCAGTTAGCACACTTGACTCCTATTTTTGCAACAGGATTTTCAGCAGCTGGCTTATACCCGGCCCAAACACCAGTTGAGTCCTCATTGAATTTTCCATAGCGCTTAGTAATTTTTACAAGAGCCTCAGCTAGGTCTCTTTCCTCTGCAACTAGTTTTGGTTTTTCTGCTTGTGGCGCACTTGATGTTTCGTCATAGTTGAAACGAACCATTGGCGGAGATGCTGGCGTTGCACCAGGAACAAGTGCTGGAACAACTACTGGCGGAGCACCGGGAGTTGGGGCCATGGGTCTTGATGGCATTCCCATTGGCATTCGCGGAACTGGCTTTGCCACAGGCATTGCCTGTGGCATTTGGAATCTTTCTGGACGCCCAAACATAAATACACCGTCATTGCCCATGTGGTAACGGCACTTATATGAGGAGCTCTCCTCGCCGTTTTCCCTGCTGAAATAGACAACTCCGTCATTCATTTTTAGAACTTTTACTGGCGAACCAAGTCTTGCTGAAAGCTCTTCCTGAAGCTTTCGCTCCATCTCTTCTTGCATCTCTGTCTCGTCATCAGTTGGCTTCTCCATCGGGGGAGCCATCATTGGCATCATCCCACCCTTTTCATCAGACTTAACAGAAATTGTTCCAGTTAGCTGATTTGCGCCATGAAGAACAGGGCTTACTTCGTACAGCTCAACTTCGTAGAGAATATTTGCTTGGATGCCTGGATCGAACTGGGCACGAAGGGTTTTATAACCGATTGACCATTCTTGTTCTTCGCCAAAGAAGGCAACATTTGCAAATGCCTCTTTGCCCTTTTCTGAGTTCAGATTGAATTGAACTTTTGCATATAGGCCACCTATGCCAGCGGCGCGCATCTTTGCTGGAAGTCTTGGATCATTCGCTGGAACTTCATATATCTCAATAACTTTGCCGATTGGGTCGTTCCAGTTATGGCCCCATACGACACGAGGCTTGCGGCGCATAAGGCTTTTAGTGAAAGCGCCAGTAGCACATACATCGCCTACGGAGTCCTTGTTACCGATTCCCGCAACAAAACACTCAACAATGCCTTGAGCCTGGTCTAAATTTACCTGCCCAGCACTAGCCTTGTATTGAATGTCGTAAAATGCAGAGGACATAGCACTCCTTCTTGGTATAAAACGATAATAAACGAAGAGAAGTGCTATTCGTGGTAAGTATTTGGCGTTTTAACTACAGTTTAGTGAAACTGTTTATTGAAATGATTTGCCGAACTTCCAAGCCCTTCGCGCCTCGTCTTCTGAAATTTCAACGAGAGTTTTAGCTAGCATGTTTGTAAAGTGCGAAACAACTAATTCCCTGAATGCTGAAGCTCTTTGTTCCTCGCCTGCAATATTTAGTGCTGTGAACATTGAACTATGCAATAAGTTTCTTGTCTCAACATTTAGCGACTTTATTCTTGCCATCTGCGAATTTATGTGAGCAATAAAATCAGTATTTGACTTCAGATTCGAAGTTTTCTGAGCAGACTTCGTATCGCCGGATTCAGATAAATATGTAGACCATGAATCTTGGATTATTGAAGACAAGACAGGTCTGATGTCTTCATCCATCTGCTTATCCCATACATCGACTTGAATTATTGAATCTATGTCAAGCGTTCCAGCAAAAAGAGCTTTCTTTCCACGGGCACCAGATACTTTCTCAAGAACAACTCTTTGCTGCCTCTCAAGAACCCGCTCGATGCTTCTTTCAAGAATCCCTTCCCACCTATTGATTTCCTGCTGTTCTTGCTTGTAAAGAATTGGCCCAGATGCGGAAGCCTGGCCAGTCGGCATTGGGGCAGCTGCGGTTGTCTCTGCTCCAGTTGGGGCTGCGGTTTGTGGTGATTCCGCTGCAACCTGAGCCATTGCTCCAGCCATGGTATTTGTATCCACTGGTGGCTGACCACCGGGCGGCATACCTTCCTGGCCCGGAACAGCCCCTGGCTGTGGTGGCATTCCCTCTGTTCCCGGAGGCATTCCTGGAGGCATTCCAGGGGCAGCTGGTCCACCCATTTCTGCTCCCGGTGGTTCCATCTTCTTTTTGGTATTTGAAATAGGAATCAGGTTTGGATTCATTAGTAGCGAATCAGCTAAATCAGATTCTGTTTCTTTTCTTCCAGATCCAACTCTGTATTCGTTATTTGAAATCAAACCTGATTGGAACTCATCCATTAGGTAACGACGTTGTTCTTGCTTGTAAAGCATTATTATTGGAACATTGGATGTATCAAAATCTAAGTAATACTCGTCATCCAGTTCATCAAGGCCGCGCTCCAAAACCTCAAGGTGCGGGAGCATTGTCTCCATCCAGAAAACTCTTATCTCCTCTGCGGCATTGCTAAATGTTCTGCCAGCAGCATTGCCTATAACTGATTCTGGGACACCAAAAGATGAAAGTATTTCTTCCTTAGTTATCTGCCGCATCTGTATATATGCAGCATCTCTTGGGTTTGCTGATGTATCTATATAATCAGCGCCCTCATCAGAAGCAATAACTGAAGTGTATCCAGCTCTGGATAGATTCCCTCTGAAACGACTCTTAAGCTCTTCTTTATCATCGTCGTCAATTTCTCCACGAAGAACAAGCAAACCACCAGGCCTTCCATCATTAAGCAAATAGTTTCTGTTATAAATCTTCGCTAAGTTTTCTATTTCTACAGCAACGCCACATGCCTCGAGCGGTGTCAGAGATAGGTACGGATCGAGTGGGTGTGGTCTTCTGATCCAGCAAACGTCTTCTGGCTTCATTATAAGTTTCTGACCAAAAGGCATGCTTACTTCATACCCAGAGACGAATTTCTTTGGATCTGGTATTGGCGCTGTTGCTTGCGGGGGAAGAAGGTTTAGGCCAATTATTCTTCCATCACGGCCACGAACCTTCTCAATAAAAACACCACGTGTGCCAAGAAGCAATTGAGCAGAAAGTCTGTATCTGAATATGAAAGAGTTTTCGCCAATATTTGACTTGTTATTCAATACCTCAAGCAGAGATGAATTCTTTGCTGCTCTTCCAGTTAGTATTTCTCCGTCTGGTGAATTGTCTTTTCTCAGCTGAATTGGAAGCCTTGATTGATTACCGGCAATCGCATCTATGCATCTGGCAACCCAAGTAACCTTCTGCATTCCCTCTCGGTAAGCGCGTTCAACGTCCCAAGTATCCCGATATGGTCTTCCCGCATATCCCGGATTATGCGCTATTGGCGCACCTGGGCCTAGTTCTTTTCCCTGGGCGCCATTGATGGATTTATTGCTTGGTGAATTCCATGCCATATTTACTCACGACCCAGGAGATAGCCGAATAGGCCGCAGGACATTCCTGCGGTTATAAACCCAGCAGGCGCGTAAATTAACGCCGCACCAACCGTTGTAAATAGTATAAATGAGAGCATAAGTAAATAAGCGAACGTTGAGCGATTAAAGAATGTCCTAATCAACAAAAACAAATTTTTCATATGCCGCACTCTAGCCTAATTCATTTTAGGCTGCCGAAAAGGTAACACACATGACAACCGACTGGAACAAAGTCCTCGAATATCTTCAGCCTAAAATGCCGGATTTTTGTCCAGAGGAGCCGTCCCTAAACCAAAAAGTGTTTCTAAGGACAAACTCAATTGAGGCTTTATTCGGTGGTGCTGCTGGTGGTGGCAAGTCTTCTGCTTTATTGATGTCCGCTCTTCAATATGTTGATATCCCTGGATACTCAGCAATTTTGTTTAGAAGAACATTTGCTGACTTGTCGCTTCCTGGCGCTCTCATGGACAGATTTAAAACATGGATGAGCAACTACGATGATGTGCACTGGAACAACAACAGCTTCGTTGCTACGTTCCCATCAGGAGCAAGAATTTCATTTGGCTATTTGAATAATGCTGGTGACTACCTGAGATATAAGGGTTCGGAATTCCAGTTCATCGGGATGGACGAAGTTACTGAAATTAGGGAAAATGATTACAGATACCTATTCTCCCGTTTGCGGCGACCATCTTCTGGCCCATTATCCAAAGTTCCGCTCCGAATGAGAGCAGCCTCTAACCCTGCACCAAACTGGGTAAGGCAAAGATTTATAGTCGAAGGCCCCACTACTGGAAGAATATTTGTACCGAGCAAACTTACTGATAACCCAGGAATTGACGCTGCGTCATATCGTCAGGCCCTGTCAGCACTTGACCCAGTAGAGAGAAGGCGACTAGAGGAAGGTGACTGGTGGTCCACAACGCTCGGTTCGCTTTTTGATAGAACCTCAATGGTAATCCTCGATTCTAGCGAAATACCCGAGGTAACAAGCTCGGCAAGGGCAGTCAGATATTGGGACTTGGCGGCATCTGAGCCATCTTCATCCAATCCCAATCCTGACTATACGGTAGGAACTTTGATGCTTTTTGACCAGGGCGTCTCCTATGTTCTAGACGTTAAAAGATTTAGGTTTAAGGGTGAAAAAGTGGAGCAAATGATCGCCCAGACCGCCTATGAGGATGGGCACGGCGTCCAGATAAGAATGGAACAGGAACCCGGATCGTCTGGAAAAGCATTAATAGACCAATATGCTAGATATGTTCTTCCGGGCTATGATTTTGGGGCAATTAGGTCAACTGGGGATAAAATAACCAGATCACGCCCCTTCGCTGCTGCTGCCGCGAATGGTAATGTCAGGGTTGTTAGAGGGACTTGGCTTACTGACTGGTTAGATGAATTTTCCTCATTTCCTGAAGCTTGCGACCATGACGACCAAGTTGACTCTGCCGTGGGGGCATTTACATTTTTAACTGGTTTGGGGTTGCCGCAACGGAGACCTATCTCTATACTGATATAAGTACACCCAATAGATACAAAGGAATATTAACTTTGAGCCTCGAAAATGTTCAGCAAATCAGGCAGGCAATAATGAAACTGGACGATGAAATTCGTCAGTATATTGAGTCTGAGCCAGATCAGGCAGATGCTGCAAGCGTTCTCCTCCAGCTAAATCTAGCTAAAAGTGATTTGGGGATGGTTTATGACTCAATGTCAACCTTTTTCTTGAATCTGATCCAGGACAAGGAAGTAATCAACCTTGAAAACGGAGCCCAGATTGAAAAGAAAAGTTCTTACGATAGAAAGGGTTGGCAACACAAGGAACTTGCCAATGCTGTCGTGGACAAGTTGATGCAACTTTCTGTCGATATTGATACTGGAGAAGTAATTAAGACACCAAGGGAAATGGCGCTAGATTTAATGAAATACTGCGCTCCTTCCTACTGGAGGATTAAAGAATTGTCCAGCATTGGAATCAATGCAGATAACTACTGCGAAGTAGGGCAACTAAAAACAAGCGTTATCGTCAGAAAGGGAGATAACCAATGAATAATTCCAACATCTATCAGCAACTTTCGGAACCATTCGCTCCAGAGATGGAGAAGACTCTTGTCAAGAGTGGCGTACCTCTCACCTATATTCCAATCAGCGAGGTTGTGAATAGGCTGAACAAAGTCCTCGGTGTAAGTCGCTGGGACTTCACGATTATCTCCTGCCAGCGCGATGCAATTGACAGCGATTTCATCACCGCGCACGTGCGTTTGACTTGGAATCCAGAAAATGCAAAAGAGGATGACAAGTGGGTTGAGCCTGTCACGAAAGATGGAATTGGTGGCCAAAAGATCAAGCGCAATAAAAAGGGCGAGATTGTCGACCTTGGCGATGAAATGAAGGGCGCTGTGTCGGACGCACTCAAGAAAGCCGCCCAGATGCTCGGAGTTGGGCTCTACCTTGCCCGTTCTGATGAGGCAATGGACATTGAGGAAGCAATGGAAGCAACTCAACAACCACAAGTTGACCCAGAAATCGAAAAGAAGTGGGACAACTTTGTTTCTATCGTTAAGAACCTGAGCAACGAGCAGAAGGCTTCTTTGAACGAATTTTGGTCCACCGCTGGAAATGGCGAGCCGAAGCCGACAAAGGCAACCGCAACGCATCAAGCAATGGACCTGCTGATTGCCGAGGCGGTTCGCCTATCGTTCGACGCAAAAGAATCGGAATAGGCAAGATTTGAACCTACAGCCACCACCGCACCTGTCCGTATCTTCAATACAGACATTCCAGAACTGTCCGCAAAAATTCAAATTCAACAAAATTGATTTGATTCCAGATGTCCCTGGAGAAGAAGCAGTTCTTGGCAACTTTGTCCATGACATTTTGGAAGAGTTTTATAAATACCCCCCAGAAGAAAGAAATGTTGCAACAGCACGTTTTCTGGCTAAGAAAATGTGGGACGAGCGCTGGGGGGATCAGGCTGGGTCAATAATCAACAAGTCTGAAAAATTGCACTCATTTAGGTGGAATGCCTGGTGGTGCGTTGAGAACTTGTGGGGTATTGAAGATCCAGAAAAGATAAACCCAGTAGGTCTTGAGCACGAAGTTAATGCTGAAGTTGGCGGTGTAAGAATTAAGGGATTTATAGATAGGATTAGCCAGAGTCCTGACTCAATATTTCTTACAGTTAGCGACTACAAGACGGGTAAGGTTCCTCGTCCAGAATGGGAAGACGATAAGTTCTTTCAACTTTATGTCTATGCGCATCTACTATCAATAACTGGAGTTGGTGAAGTAGACAAAGTTGAATTGATTTACCTCAAGGGATTAAAGAAATTAGTTAGAGGTGTTTCTGACTCTGACATATCCAAATCAGTTGAGGTAATACAAGAAACAAAAGCAGAAATTGATAAACGTTGCTCATCGGAATACTTCGAAGCAAATAAGTCAATCTTGTGTAATTGGTGCAGTTATAAATCTATTTGTCCAGCTTGGTGAAAGTGAAAAATGATTAACGACGATGTTTTTGCAGGAATGGTTGCTGAGGAAGTAAAAAACAAGCTCTCCTCTAACCAAAAGAAAGAGCTTTTGAAGCCCGAGAATTGGGAGCGCTGGAAGGATGCACTTCTAGCACTTGTCGAGAATCTTGAGGATCAAATTGCAACAATTGAGGAAGATGCCGAAGCGGATAAAATTCGCTACGAAGGTTTCGGCCATGATGGGCGCAGGCTTGCAAAAGAAGCAGCGCAGGCTTACAACTCAAGGAAGATTAAGGTTTCCCGCTTCCTGTTCCATGTGAACAAGCGACTCGATGAAGTCACGCAGATGATTGAAACAGGAGAAGCAATCCAGTCAGATGGATGGGCCGAAGCTGACTTCCTCCGGAAATCAATCATCAAGCATCGTGCAATGATGCATGAGTTTGATATGGAAGAGACCGCTATCGATAGGGCATTGTGGTCTACACTTGATGGAAAGTGGAACTTCGATTCCATAGATGCATCATCCCTGTAGCAAAAGGGAGGCTTATGCTTCCGCGAAGAAAACCCCTTAAGTCAAAAAGTGGTCTTCGGCAAAAAACGCCAATCGCAAAACGTTCTAAAAAAATGCAGGACAAATATGAGATTAGGCGTGAACTTGTCGTAAAGGTTCTTAAAGAGCGCCCACTATGTCAAGCATGTCGTGTTTTCGCTGCTCACGATGGGAAAGTTACTTTTAATCAGCATATGAGCAAAGATGTTCATGAAATAGTTCGCCGCTCACAGGGTGGTTCTATCCTCGATGAATCAAATGTTCTTGCCGTGTGCAGGCCTTGCCACGTTCGTATAGGAAATTATCCACAGCTTGCATTTGACCTTGGCCTAGCGAAGCATGGCTGGGAAAAATAAATCACAAAAATTATTACTCCTTTCTGTAAAAAATATGGATGTAGTATTTATCTCACTAGGTACCTAGATAAACGCTAACTTTCGCACACAGAAAGGCAGGTGGTCCAATGTCTAGTGGATTACTCCACGGCAAGGAAGTCGAGGGCGCCTAAGTTTCTTAGAGCTGATTAATTCCAAGACCTACAACCGCTGGTTGCTCCTGCAGGGCCCAGCGGTTGTTTGCTGTCTATGACTTGAAATAGTATCCGCCAGATTTCCACTGAGCGAGGCGACCTTGAGGCTCCCCAACTTCCCACTTTATTGCGTTTAGGGATTCAGTAAGAGATGGTGCTATATCACCAGCATCAATATTCGCATAACCATTACAGTAATGACCGATAAGAGCTTTCCGCGTAACATTTTTGTTTTGGATTTGCGCCCCCCGGTGGATCAAACGACCATGCCAGATAATTATGTCGCCGCGTTTGGCAAGAAATTTTATTGATGGAATACCACGCTGACGTATCTCTTCAGATAGATTCACTGATCCATAATCACCCTCAAAAGAACCTATTTCCTCAACTGTATAAACATTTGAATAGTCAATATCCCATTTATGCGATCCTGGAATAAATTCAAAAGGTCCAGAGTCTTCTGCAACATCCTCAATCGCTACCCAAACACCGATGTAATTATCTGCCGCAACGTTGTTCGGAAGAACTGAGTCATGGTGCCATGGCATTTCCGTTGATGTTCCATATGTCCTACTTGAATGCAGCGCCATTCCTTTCTGCAAATCCATAAATACAGCATTTATGGTTTCGTTACATAGGATGTCTTTTATTGAATCGTGCTCTAGGTAAGAAGAGTGCCCATCCCAGCCAGTAAGCAAACCATGTTGAGTACGCTTATCGAGATTATCTTTGTCCCATTCTTTTTCATATGCATCAAGAAGTTCGTCACTTATGCACTTTTCGATAATTAAATAACCATTTTTTTCAAAGAAATCTAAATAGTTCATATTTTTTCACTCTCCTGGTGTTAAAAATATATTGCTGGGCGTGCTCATCAAAACCTTAGGACCGTTACAGGTGCAGAAGCCGGGGGGCTAGTTCTCCTCGGCTTCTGCATTTTTCAGTTTTATCATATATACATAACCCATCACGTGCATGTAGTAGGTTTACCACATGCGCTTAATGGGCCTTGACCTATCACTGACATCAACTGGTTATTCGATAGATCAAGAAACTGGGACAGTTGTTACGAAGACAAAAGGTGCGGAACGACTATCCGTAATATCAAACGAAATAATTGATTTAGTTCTTAATAAATCCGTAGAAATAGTAATAATTGAAGGATATTCTTTTGCCTCTAGAAATAGTCAGGCTCACAGCATTGGCGAACTTGGTGGAGCCGTACGGATGAGGCTATTCGAGTGCGGTATCCCATATGTTGATGTTCCGCCCACCTGTAGAGCTAAATTTGCAACAGGAAAAGGTAATGCCTCAAAGAATGAAGTCATTTCTTCAATTTCTGCAAAAACTGGAATCATTTGGTCTGGGGCGGGGTCGGACGACAGGTGCGATGCCTGGATACTCGAACAGATGGGCCTTGCTTACATTGGAATATCCAAATACGATTGGCCCGAGGGGAATCTTTCTGCCCTTAAATCGATCAACTGGGAAGAACTAGATAAGGCAATGAGGTCAGATTGAGAAACAGTAGTGGGCTTTCTAGAAATAACCCAATCAGTCAGGTTGACATAGAAAACGAGTTAATAAGGCTGCTGGATGAGCTTGAAGAACATACGGAAGCATTTGAATCTTTATCTATAGATTTTGCAAAGAAAGAAGCTCTCTATAAGGGAACTTGGGCCCAAGAATACCTAAGCGCCAAGGGTTCAATTAAGGAAAGAGAGTCATGGGCTGACTACAAAACAGACACCCTTGTGTATGAATACAAAATTGCAGAGGCATTGGTAAAAACAAAAAGAGAAAAGCTTCTATCACTGAGGACGGCCATAGATGCCATGAGAACACTCAATGCAAATGTTAGGGTTCAGGTATGAGACTAGGACGAAATGGAATATCGCTCTTCCCCCGCAGGCTTACCCGTGCCTGGAGTAGTTTTTCTGAAGACTATGTGAGAATGCATGAAGAAGCACATTTGCAAGCAAAAGTTCAAGCTAAAAAAAATATAGGGATGTTTACTGAGTGTCCGTGGAATACAAATCCCAAAAATATAGATGAGTTCCTAGAAGTGTGTGACGCCAGAGCTGACTGGGAGAAAAAGCACAATGCGAGCATTCCACTTCTGTGGAATTGCACACTATCTCATTCACTATTCGAGGAAATAGCACGCGAAGTCAAGGAAATGCGTAATGCCAAACGGAATTCATAGCTCCCTACTTGCACTTGCAGTAGACATTGACTCACTTCAACTTCTGGATGGAAATCCACGAATAGGAGATGTTGATGCAATTATGGCTTCCTACCAAGAGTTTGGACAAGTAAAGCCAATTGTTGCAAAAAAGAATGATGACGGAACTGCAACAGTAATTGCAGGAAACCACCAGCTGCAGGCTGCAGCAAATCTTGGCTGGGACAAAATAGCTGTTGTTTACCTCGATGCTGATGATAAGCGTGCAATCGCATATGCGATAGCCGATAACAGAACGATGGAACTTGGCTATACGGAGCCAGAATTGCTAGAAAGTCTGATAGTCGAAGTTTCCGACATATACCCAGACCTACTGGAGGGTCTTGGGTGGGACGAGTTTGACATAGCTGGTATTGAGTACGAAACAGATAGAAATAGCACAGACCTATCTGAAACTGGAGTTTATATAACTCCATCAATAGTCTCACCTCCGGAGCCAAAAGAGGAAGTAAGACAGGTTTTACATGTTGCTGAAAACAGCGACGGTGAGAGAAGGATAGTCGCAGATCCATCCGCTGACCAAAAAGACGTTGCAATAAGAGGCTCAACAATAACTGGCTCTGCACCAAGAGCTGTTGTCCAATACACAATTGTTTTTGACAGTCCAGATCAACAAACAGTTTGGTATGACTTCATCAAGTGGCTCAAGTCTGACCCAGCTACTGATGGGTCTACTACCGCAGAACGATTAATCAATTTCATTCAATCACACACTGAAGTATGACTAGACAAAGAATGTTTCTCGATATGAGCTGCGTCGATGCAGCTAGAGAGAGGCTTCGTCATGTCTACGATACGTTTGACACTGTCTGTGTTCAGTTCTCTGGTGGAAAAGACTCAACGGCTGTTCTGTATCTGATGAAGGAGATACATGACGAAAGGGGTCTTGGGCCAGTAAAAGTAATTTTCCGCGATGAAGAAATGGTTAGCCCAACAGTTATTGACTATGTAGAAAAAGTCAGAAACTATGACTGGGTAGATATGGAGTGGTACTGCCTCCCATACCCAGCTGAAATTTGGGTTCTTGGAACAAGAGTAACAACAGTCTTGTGGAGTAATGCTCGGAAAGAACAAGGACGGCTAGTTAGGGAAATACCGCCGTGGGCAATAACTGGTGAGAGTTTTGGGCTAACGCACGATACTTCACTTCCCGAACAAACTGACTACTACACAATGCAGGGAAAGTTTGGGAACGTTGCTTTCGTTACTGGCGTGAGGGCCAGCGAGTCGATGGTTAGATATCGATCATGTGTACAGAAGTTGCATGAAAGCTATATCGTCACTCCGTATAAACTTAAAAAGGGTATTCCATTAAAATTCGCTAAAATTATTTATGACTGGAATACAAACGATGTCTTTAAATTCATCACAGAAGAGCATGGAGCTGAATTCTGTGAGTATTACGACCTCGCTGCCCTAACCGGAAGCAATACGAGAGTTGGAATACCACTTCACAGTATTGCAATACGCAGAATTGGTGACGTAATAGCGACAGAGCCCGGATTTTACGACAGGTTATGGGAGTGCTTCCCTCAAATTGACGCCCAGAAGAGATGGTGGAAAGAATTCGATGTTGAGAAATTAATAGAGTCATACTCAGCATATGGATTTGACGGAGCTTCGTACTTTATTAACGACTATCTCATTGGCGAACGTAGACAGAGAGACGCAAAGGCATACGTTGCACGCTTCAGGAAGAAGCACTTTGAAGATCCACGCGCTTACCCAGTGAGTTGGCTCATAAGAATGCTTGTCTTGAATGACATTGACGTAAACTCACCAACGCCAGTTGGGCCCAAAACAAGGGCGCACACAGTACGCCAAAGAGAAGAAGAGCAAAACGATGACGGAATATTTGAATATTAAATACGTAAATCCAGATTCATTATCTGTACCAAAGTGGAGAGCGACGCATGTTCTCAGGCCTGACATGCTCGTAATATCTGCATCTCTTGGGCAATTCGGCTTTATAGAGCCGATTCATGTCAGAAAATCTACTGGCGAGATAATCGACGGCAATGAAAGATTCTTAATTGCAACAAATGTGAAGCAGATTAAAGAAAAGATAAAAGATGGCATACCAGTGATTGAGCATGAAGTTGACTCGCTAGAGGCAATGATGCTTCATCTACGCCTGAACCGTGGCCGAGGAAGCGTAGTTGCAAAACCTATGTCAAATATTATTAAAAAGCTGCGCCTGTCTGGGAAATACAACTTATCAGATTTTGAATCCCTGCTGTGCATGAAGGCAGATGAGCTTTCTTTAATGCTGGACGGCTCACTTATAAAAAGTAGAAATATTCAAGACCATAAGTACTCTCGAGCATGGGTTCCAGTTGAAGCTCCACCAGGAACTTTGGATAGCGGTCCAGTCATCGAAAGACCGCCGAATGCTGATAGATGAATAATAATATTTAGTGTCCTGCTATAATTCGCTTTATAGTTTTCTAGAAAGCGAGTTCTCATGCCTGGTCTCAGATACGGACGAGATATAACAGATGATGCGGCACAGCTTCAACGTTTAATTACTGAAAATCTAGATAGATCGCGTAATGCTGATTTAAGTCCAGAAGACAGAGCGCGCGCTCGTGAAATTGCCCTGAACTCACTAGAGACAGTGAGAGCTGTGTTCGGGAATATGAGAACGCTACGGATGTTTGCAAATGAATCTGGAGCATCTCCAACTGGAACATATACGTCAGAAGGCAGGCAGGCTGCTGGCCTAAATGGAACTGTTCCGGTCAAGGGACCGTTATCTAAAGCAGCACATGCTGCCTATAAGAGACTTGAAGCCCGTGGTGTAGTTGGTGGCATGCAGGCATTTGATCCTAATGATCCAAAATCTCCAACACGCTATATGCCAGGAAATATGAGACTTGCTGAACGTGCTGGTCGTCAAGTAAGTCCAAGAATGGCTCGCGGTAGAGCTGCCCAGAAAGCACAGGGGAGTAGGCGCGTTATAGAAGAAGCAAACACCCCAAGTAAAAGAGGTCAGCCAAGAGAACTTCCATACAAAGATGTAGCGACAGCCAGGGGAGCTGGGGCGGCAAATCGTGCACAAGCAAAGCGCGAAAGAGATGCGGCTAGAAAAAGAAGCTCAAAAGCAAAAAGAGCACAATAAAATTTATGCTTTTTAGTATGGAGTGACAAATGATAGTCACCGTAAATGATCTGACAACCTACATGGACGTTAAGTTTTCCTTGCGTCAGCAGGATGCTGCTGAATTTGTGCTTGCAGGCCTTCAGGGGGAACTAGAAGCATTTCTCAGAAGACCAGTTGAGGTTGAGGAATTTACAGAAGAGTACAGGCTCCCATCAAACCAGCATGGCGTTCCGATGGGAACATTTTTGAGCATAGATAACACTTACTACAACGACTCATTTTCTACTTCAAACCCAGTAGACAACATGATCTATGCAGAACCGCCGCACATGATCTACTTGAGAAATTCACCTGTGGCAAGTGTAAGCACAGTAACTGTGCAGCCATTGAATGGGACAGTCAGAACTTTAACTGCAGATGACGACTATGTAGTTCACAGATATGGAATCGAGTACTTCTATGGCTACGAAAATGACTTGGTTACTGTCACGTACACGGCAGGGCTTGACGGTTCCTCTATTCCGCTTTTCAAAATTATGATTCTTCGTGCAGCATCGCGAGAAATGCAAAATATGCACGATGATGTTGTTGGCGTAAAAGATTTAAACCCAAGAAATGTTGGTCCGCTTGTTACTGGATTTTTAGATACAGAGCTAGCGAGTGTAAGAAAATATAAGAGAAGCAGAATTGCCTAAAAATGAGAGTTACAGCAGACGTTGATTCTGATGACGCGGAAGAACTTCTTGAAGATATCCGCGAAAGAATGAGAGATTTTAGGCCTGTTTGGAAACATGCAAAACGTGAGCTAGAAAAATCATTTTCAGAAAACTTTCTTACCGGCGGATCACTTGTTGGTGGATGGGCTCCACTCGATGCTGGATATGCGGCATGGAAAAGCGTGAGAAGGCCAATGGCTCCAATACTTATATTCGATGGAAAGTTATTTAATAGTCTTCGCTCCCTTGACAAGGCTGCCGTAAATAAAATTGACAAACTTGAAGCAACATTTGGCACCGATGTTGAGTATGCGCAATTTCATCAATACGGCACAACAAAGATGCCGCAGAGAAAAATCATTTTTGAGCCTCGCGGCTTTGCTAGTGACCTAAGCAGAAAATCAAGAAAGTATGTTATTAGAGGCAAAATATAATGGCTACACCAAATTATTCATTGATGCATGGCGCGCAATTCGCTAAGAAGTATGTTAACGATTACTTAAAGCAAGATGTTCCAGTTCGAATAATTGATTACAGAAATGCATGGAACGTAGACGATATAACTTTGCCAACACCGTCTCAATTTATTGCTTATGAGCCACTAGCCATAGACGAATGGCCGACCGTAATAACAGTTGCGATATCGACTGGCTCTTTTAATCGCATTGGCTTTGCAGGGCCAGATCCCTTGTACAGGGTCGCCTACCAGATGCGCACATACATATGGGTAAGAACAGAAGGTTCGGAAGAAGTTACAGAAATGAGAGACAGGCTGACAACGGTTCTACGTTCAGCCGTTCTCGACTATCCATGCCTTAAGGTCTATGACTCTGCTGCTGCTTCCGGATTGGGGAGAGATTCTTTTCGTGTAATGATTGACGAGGGGTCGTTACGGGAGGAGTTTTCTGACGTAACGCTCCTAAAAGGTGACCGAATGATGGCTGGTTCATACCTTGGCTACACACTCGAAATTGATGAAATAGTTTCACGCAAGCCAATAGGTGAAGTCTCCGAGATACAGGTTGATGTTCAGCCATTCGGCCTTAGTGCATCTTTGAATGTATCCGGAAGCGTTACAAATGCTGAAATTATCGTCAATTGAAATTTAGTTGAATCATTCTTTCGTACAGTTGCATTAGATAAACCTCAAACATCTGTACAATATTAAAAGTTGGGCGGGAGAATATCCCTCGACATGATTTATAGGAAGGTCTTATGCCAGGCGTAGTTGTCTCCACAGCGGTAAGAACAGGGCCATCGAGTGCAACAGTTCGCGAGTCATCGCAACTGTTCGTCGTAGGCATGGCCGAGCGCGGCCCATCAGATGAGGCTCTCCTTGTTGAAAGCCTTGCCGACTTTGAGTATAAGTACGGCGGGTTCCAGTCATACTCATACCTCCATCCAACTCTAGAAACATTCTTTGAAGAGGGTGGAACTCAGGCGTATGTATCAAGAGTCGTTGGACCAGCCGCAACAAGTGGAACAAAAGCCCTACTTGGCATAGCCTCGGCATCTGCTACAACAGTTCTCACGTTGGATGCAACTGGCCCTGGAAGCTGGAGCGGAAATATAGGTGTTGTTGTTTCGCACCCAACTGCAAACACAACTTTCAAAATTACTCTCTACTACGATGGCGTTTCCGTATACAGCACTGGTACATGCACTTCTCTTACCCAAGCTGCCGGACGAATTAATACAAGCACAATAGCAACACGTTACGTAACTGCAACTGTTGCTTCCGGTCAAACTTCAATACCGGCAACTCTTGGCACTACAAGTGACCCATCTGAACTATCAGCTGGAGATGATGACAGAACTAATGTTGGCGATACAGAGCTAATAGATGGTCTTGACCTCTTCAATGATGCCCTTGGATCTGGCGCTGTTGCAATAGTCGACGGAACGGAAAATACAGCATCTGCTGGTTCTTTCCCAATATCAGAAGCTCTCATAGCTCATGCAAATGAGTACAACAGAATCGCAATTCTTCATGCTGGTAATGCTGAAACAAATGCTGATGCAATAGCAAAGGCCGTTGACCTTCAGGCTGTAGAGCATGCAGAACACGCGGCGCTCTATCACCCATGGATCGATGTGCCGACAGACGTAGCTGGTGTTACACGCAGAATTCCACCGACTGGATATGTCGCTGGTAAGCGAGCACTTGGCCATAACCAAACTGGTCCGCACATAGCTGCTGCTGGCCTAATTTCTGTAGCTCAGTTTGCCACTGGCGTTGCTACCGACATCAACAAGACCGATGGCGATGCCCTGGATGATGCTGGTGTAAATGCAATCAGAATTATTCAAAACTCTGTCAGAGTGTATGGCGCTCGTTCGCTATCGACAGACGAGGATAACTTCAGATACATCACAACCCAGGACATTGTCAACACGGTCGTGGTCGACTCAAGAAGAACCCTCGAGGACCTTGTGTTCAGCCCAATCGATGGCCGCGACACTATATTTGCAGCAATTACATCACGCTTGATAGCTGTACTTGCTCCACTACGTGACTCTGGTGCCCTATTCCAAGCATTCGATGCAAATGGCAAGAAGATCGACTCAGGATTTACGGTTAGATGCGACGCTGCCCTAAACCCTGTATCGCAGCTTGCTGGTGGCACAGTTAAGGCCAAGGTTGGCATCAGAACAAGCGGCGTTGGCGACAAGATTGAAGTCGAAATCGTCAAGTCAAACCTAACAGCAACAGTCGTTCAATAACGGAGGAATGACCAATGGCAAAAGTATCTCAGAGACAAGTTCTCGGTAGCGTAGTCCCCGTTGAGCCTCTAAAGCATCCTAAGTGGACTGGATTTAAGTTCGCTCAGGTATCGGGCGGAGAAATTACAGCTTCCGTAGAAAAAATTTACGAGGGTGGCAAGCTTCGTCCGACGGTCATATGTGCACCTTCGGAAATTGGCGACATTACGCTAACAGCCCACTACGACGATGACAGAAATGACTCAGACTTGGCTTCGGGTATAGCGAAAAAGCTTGCTGACCTGCGTCCGCTAGTTGGTCGTGCGTACTATGACATCACCGTAGAGACGTATGACTGCGACCTCAAGGTTCCGGGCACTGACCGCGTGTACCCACGCGCTTTGCTTGTTGGAATAACAGAGCCAGATGGTGATTCATCTTCTGGTGCACCAGCGACGTTCGCCTTGACTTTCGCTATATCAGACGTAGAAAACGCCTAATTCATTAAATAAATAGTTCCACTAGCATCTATTTTTGCTGTGCTAGTTTTCTCTCTATGAGCGAAAATACAGAACTATTTACGACAGAAGGTCAAGCGCAAAAGGCAAAACCTTCACTTCCGTCGACAAAGTCAGCAACTCCCGTAGAGGAGACTCCGTTACAAAAGCTGACTAGTGCGATTAAGAAGAAGGTAGAACGCCTCCCTGTCTATATTGAGGTTCCAGAACGCCCTGGCGTAACCATCAAGGTCAGCCCAAATATTACGCAGAATCAAATGCGCAACTGGCGTAAGCAAGCTGGTGAAGACACCAGAAATGGCATGGATGCCACAAAGTTTGCTTGTTCCGTAATTGGCCATACAACAGTTGGAATTTGCATAGATGGCGAAGAGGTGTTTGATGACGATGGCTACGAGCTAACTTTCGCATCTCCAACAATTCTTGCAATGACGGATACTACAAAACCGCTGCCGGATTGCGTAAAAGTATTCTTTGGTGTTGACCCGCACATCGAGGCTGCTGCTCTTGCAATTCTTGACGCTGCTGGCTACTCAGACACAGTTGATACGGTGGACCCTACGAAGGAGTCCTAGACGATCTCGTC